CCAGGTAGCAACCGTCAACGACGGCCAAAAGATCCGCATCGAAGCCGGTGCTTTACCAGTAGACGGCAAAGCCCCCAAGCTGTTCTTGTACCATGACGCCACGCAGCCAATCGGCACCGTGATCGCCCGCGTAGACACCGACGAAGGCATGCTCTTCCAAGCCAAGATCGCCCAGACCAAGCTTGGCGATGAAGCTTTGCAGCTTGCCAGCGAGGGCGTCCTCGATAGCGTGTCAGTCGGGATCAATCCCAAAAAGTTCAGCTGGGATGGCGACGTCATGGTCGTCAAGAAAGCCGACTGGATGGAGCTAAGCATGGTTCCCATCCCCGCGTTCGCCGGTGCCCAAATCACTGAGATCGCTGCTAGTGCAGATATCCACCAAAATGAAGAACAGATCCGCAATACTCAAGAAGAACCCCAAGAAAGCGAGACCCCAATGGATCAGCAAGCCCCCGCCGTGATTGAAGCCTCCAACGTGCAGACTGTCTTCGCACAGCCGCGCGCATACAAGCTGCCATCACCTGCCGAATACATCGCCGCATACGTTCGTGGCGGTCACGACTTCGCGCAAATGAACGCCAACATCAAGGCCGCAGCGCCAGACATCACCACGACCGACACGCCTGGAATCTTGCCAGAGCCAATCGTCGGCCCAGTGTACGACGGCCTCAACGCGATTCGCCCGTTCGTGTCGGCAATCGGCACTAAGGCTATGCCAGGTGCAGGTGCAACATTCCGCCGCCCAAAGATCACGGCGCGCCCCGTTGTCACGCAGCAGCCAACCGGCCAGAACAACCCGCTTGACCCGTCATCGGTCACCGTTCAGAACAACGACGTATCGAAGCTCACGTTTGGCACCTACGTCACCATCTCTGAGCAGGATCTTGACTGGACTGACCCAGCATCGTTGAACATCGTGCTCGACCAGCTGGCAATCGCCTACGGTCAAGCCACCGACAACTACGCAGTGGACCAGATGGTTGCAGGCACCACACAGACCGAGACGATCGTGGACTTGTCCAGCTCGGTTGATTGGGTAGAAGCCATCTACGGCGCCGCCTACCAGATCAGCAACGGCTCGAACTACTTGCCGACGCACTTCTTCTGTGCGCCCGTAACGTGGGCCAAGCTCGCAATGGTCACCGACAACCAAGACCGTCCGCTCTTCCCGTTCGTCGGCGCACCTGGCCTCAACGGTCAAAACGCCATCGGCACGTCAAGCGCAACCTCTTGGAACGGCAACCCGCTCGGCCTCGTCATGGTCGTCGATAAGAACATGGCAGGCTCGACTGGTGCAGGCGGCCTCAACGGCGTCGTCGGACACGCAGCAGGCCCAGCCGCAGGATTCGAGTTCTACGAGCAGGTCAAGGGCGCTGTCAGCGTCGAAGTGCCAAGCGTGCTCGGTCGCACGATCGCATGGCGCGGATATGCCGCTACCTTCATGGCAGACGCCACGAAGTTCGTCAAGCTCCTGAAGTCCTAATCACCGCCTAGGAGGCCCACATGGCCGCCTACACGGTCACACATAAGCAGCTCATCGACAACTACGCCGTCCTCCAGCTTCTCACCCCTACAGAGCTGGAGGTCGGCCAGTCGATCACCGTCACTGGTGTCGATGCCACATTCAACGGCACCTTCACCATCTACGCCCTGCCTACGTATTTATACACCGGCATCAACGAAGAAGGCGACCTGCTATTCAACGGTGAACAAATCATCGAGAACCAGGTGCTGTACGCCAAGACAGCCGCCAACGTCGAGCGCGCGGCATCAACCGGCACGGTCACCTACACGCCTACCTGCACTTGGGTCAGCGCCGCAGATGTCACCGCCTGGTTGAACATCACGGTCGCATCAGCGAACGATACCGCGCTCATCACAACCGCTGCCGCTGCCGCTTCACAATTTTGTTGGCGTCGCCGCATGGAAGCAGGCTACTTTGACAGCCTGACCACAGTGCCCAGCCAAGACGTAAAGCTCGGCACGATCATGTACGCAGGCGCCCTCTATCGCGCACGCGGATCGCTCGGAGATGCTTTCGCCACGTTCGACGGCATGGGCACCGCCCCCATGGTCGGCATGGGCCCAATGGTCAAGCAGCTGCTCGGTATTGATCGCCCACAGGTCGCCTAATGCCAGGCACCGGCCTCTTCAACGAAGGGCTAGACGACCTCGCCACGACCCTCCTGACGATCACTAACCTGCCCGTCGTGCGTGACCCGCGCAATATCAGTCCAGGCTGCGTGCTTATCGGCGCCCCCACTTTCCAAGCGTTCAATTACAATATCGCCCAGATGAGCGTGCCGGTGCAGGTCATCAGCTCAGGCCCAGGCAACCAAGACGCCCTAGACCAGCTGCTCACAATCGTCTCACAGCTTCTCGCTAAGAACGTGGCCGTGACCGAAGGCAGACCCACAAGCCTCGACATTGGCGGCACCATCGTGCCTGGCTACGACCTCATGGTTGAGATGCAGGTGCAGACCGCATGAACTATGTCATCGTCTCCCGACGAGTAGGCACCCCAGGTGAACCATTCGAGCCGACACCAGGCACAAACATCGAAGCGCTCATTTGGGGCGGGTTCATTGCTGAAGTATCCACACCAAAGCCTAAGCCAGCCTCTAAAGTCAAGAAAGCAACGAAGGAGTAACCCATGGCAACTTCCACCTATCTCTCGAACCCAGTCGTGACTGTGAACTCGGTCGATTTGTCCGACCAGTGCACCGCCGCCACGTTCACCCAACGCTATGACGCGCTGGAGTCGACCGCTTTCGGTGACACCGCCCGCAAGTTCGTGAACGGCCTCGGCAACCACGAAGTCACCCTGACGTTCTATATGAGCTATGCCAGCGCTGAGACTTTCGCAACCCTTGAGAACGTCGTGGGTGGCGTGTGCACAGTCATTGTCAAGCCCGCAGTAGGCGCAGACAGCGCCACGAACCCAGGCTTCACTTTGACCGGCGCATTCCTTGGCGAGTTGCCCGTCATCAACGCATCAATGGGCGAACTTAGCACTGTGGATGTCACCTTCGTCGGTGGCGTATACAGCAAAGACGTAAGCTGATTCTGGCCTACATTCGGCCCGACACGAAAGGTAGGACATGGAAGTCATTATCAAATATCGCCGCAAAGGCGAAGAGCACATCGTCAGCACTACGCTCGGCGTCATTGTCGCATGGGAACGACGCTTCAAGCGCAAAGCCTCAGACATGGCCAACGGCTTCGGCATCGAAGACCTAGCCTTCTTAGCCTTTGAGGCAAGCAAACTGCACAAGGTCGTCGTGCCCGCCGCGTTCGACCAGTTCATCAACGAGCTAGAGCACATCGAGATTTTGACGGAGGAGCCCGCACACCCTACCCTCGCGGCACCATCCGACGATCTCTAGCAGAAGTCCTCGTCCAGATCGGTTGGTGGCCGCCGCATATCGACTTTGACACCGCCGACCTCATTACGGTCAGTAAGGTAATCGAAGAACAGAACAAGCAACGAGGCCGCAAATGACAGTACGCGCAAGCATGGAAGTAGTGGGCATCAAAGACGCCCTGCGCGAACTCAACGAGCTCGACAAAGAAGCCCGCCGCAAAATCACCCGCGACTTCAAGCGGATCACCAAACCCGTTGAGCAGACCGCCAAGAGCCTGATGCCAAAGACCGCGCCCATATCTGGCATGGGACGATCCTGGAAGACCAAAAGCGGCTTTGAGATGTTCCCTTGGGGCACAGCAGGAAAAGACACCATCGTCTCACAAGTGTCAGGTCGCAAGCCCAAAATGTTCGCCGGACACATGACCAACTTGGCGACGTTCTACATCCGCTTCAAGGGCCCAACCGCGACCTTGTTCGACACATCTGGCAAAGGCCCAGTACCAACCCGCCAAGGCTCCCAAATGGTGTCAGCACTCACCAACCGCTTTGGGCCCCCCAGCCGCGTCCTATGGCGCGCCTACGAACAACACGACGACGACGTAGTACGCGAGACCCAAAAGCTCATCGATGAGATGATGGAAGACATCAACCGCCGCCGCAAAGACCTAAAGAACTGGAGCAGCTGACCATGGCCGTCAATCTCCCAATTATCACCGAGTTCGATGGCAAAGGCATCAACAAAGCGATTGCCGAGTTCAAGAAGTTAGAGACGAGCAGCGAGAAAGCCGCGTTTGTCATGAAGAAAGCTTTCGTGCCTGCTGTGGCTGTCATTGGTGGCTTGGCTACTGCCCTAGGTATGGCAACCAAGGCCGCAATGGAAGACGCAGCCGCACAAGATCAACTTGCGCTTACCCTGCGTAACGTGACTGGGGCCAGCCAGGCACAGATCGACGCGGTTGAGAAGTCCATCTCTGCAATGACCATGGCGACTGGTATTGCTGACGACCAACTACGGCCAGCCTTTGAGGCTTTGACACGCGGCACCAAAGACATCAGCGTCTCAATGCGCGACATGAGCATTGTCACAGATATCGCTACGGCAACCAACAAGCCGCTCGTTGATGTCGCGGACGCGCTTGCTAAAGCCTACCAAGGCAACTTCAGAGGCTTGCAGCAGCTCAGCCCAGAGATGAAGACGCTTATCAAAGACGGCGCCGACATGGATACCATCATGAGCGTCTTGACTGGCACGTTCGGCGGAGCCACAGAGACGTTCGCCAACACCGCCCAAGGCGGCTTGGCCAGGCTCAGCGTCGCTATTGGTGAGACCAAAGAAGCTATAGGTGCTGCCCTTTTACCCGTTGTGGAGCGCGTCCTGCCCATTCTCAACCGCTTCGCCACATGGGCATCGAACAACCCCAAAGCTTTCCTAGCAATCGCTGGCGCTATCGGCGCAGTCGCCGCCGCCATAGTCGCAGTCAATATTGCAATGGCACTCAACCCATTCACAGCAATCGCCGCAGGCGTAGCACTTCTCGTCACAGGCTTAGTGATCGCATATAACAAGTTCTCTTGGTTCCGCACAGGCGTAAACGCCATGATCAACTTTTTGATTGCGGCATTCGAGTCATTTGCAAACATCGTTGCCGGCGCTGTCAATATCATCATCAAAGCGTTGAACTTTATACCAGGCGTGAACATTCCTGAGATACCAGAAATTAAGCTAGGACGAATCGGTCAAAGCGGCGGCGCCTCATTTCCTGATCTCACAGCAGAGAACCGCGGAGGCTACACCGGCAACCTTGCCTCAATGTTCCCAACCCCAGTATTCGGTGGCGGCGGTGGAGGAGGCGGTGGAGGAGGCGGCGGCGGTGGAGGTGGCTCCGCTATAGCAGCCCCATCGTTCGCATCGCCAGCGATCCAGTCTGTTCTGCCCGATTACTTCATGGCCGAATACGAAGCCGGACGCAAGACCGAAATCAACGTAAACATCAACGGCGGCATGGCAACCGCTAACGACATCGCTGAAGCAAGCGTGAACGCGCTACGCCAATACAACCAAGTACACGGCCCCATCCCCATCGCGATCGGCTAATGACCGCCGTAACCATTCCGAACGCGGGCAAATATGACCTGCTTGTCGATGTCGGCTTTTTGATCGACGGCTTCACGCTTGACGATCCAGTCAAAGGCGTCCTAGACAGCCCTGACTACGTCCTAGACGGCACCACAAGCTTTGCGAGCGTCGCAGCAGGCACCTTGAGTGCATCCGTCAAGAGAGGCCGCCAAGACGAAAACGACGCTTTCACAGCGGGCACCATGGTATTTACCCTCAACGACACCCTCGCCGATGGTGTCTTCAACCCGTTCGACGACGACCCCAGCAACCCGTAC